TCATTTCGGAATATAAACCAGTCTCTGATCTGTATGAATCATATGTGATTGTGGATGGCGAAACGCCACATATGCTTGCGGAAAGATTCTATGGATCAGGTGATTATTTCTGGGTCATTCTGATTTTCAATAACATTCAAAGTATGTATGTTGACTGGCCTCTCAGTACATATGCGCTTGAACAGTTTTGTCAGCAAAAATACGGTAACTACTGGCAAGGTGTAAAACACTATGAGAAAGATGGGATCATTGTTGGGGAGTACAAGGAGTTTCATGCTAATTGGGTTCCTCCGACAAATCCAGAACCATCAAATGGATTAATCTATCCTGTTTCTTTTTACGATTATGAATCTCTGATTAATGATAAAAAGAGGGAAATAAATATCCTTCGACCTGAATTACTGTCAGAATTTGTATCACAATTTAGAGTAGCAATTAATGGCTGAAGCAGCAGAAACAATTTCCTTTGTAGGAGAAACGCTTGTAGAACGAGCAGAATTGATATCACATTCCGGCAGAGCAATAAACATTACCGGATTGATTGGTACTATCACACTTTTCGAAGATATCTTCTCGCCTACCATGTCTGGTACCGTACTTATTGAAGATGCTCTTGATTTGGTTTCATCTTTACCTTTACTTGGTCAAGAAAAGATTCGATTTAAGCTGAGAACACCTACTCTAAAAACTGCCATCGAAAAGGAATTCTACGTTTACAAATTGTTCAATCGCAGCGCTAAGAAGCGTGTGCAATACTACGTATTGGGATTTTGTTCTGACGAATTGATTATCTCTCAAAACACAAAGGTTTCAAAGGCATATAGCGGCAAGATTTCCGATACGGTAGCCAAAATTTTCACGGATGAAAAAGGTCTTAACTCTTCAAAACGTCTGTATGTCGATGAAACGAAAAATTCCTACAGTTTTATTAGCGCATACTGGACACCAATCGAAACCATTAATTGGCTGGCAAACCGTGCTATCAATAAAGATGGTGTACCAAACTACCTTTTCTTCGAGACAAATCAAAGCTACGAATTCACTTCTGTGGATACTCTGATCAAGAGTAATCCGGTGCGTGACTACGTTTTCACTGATACCGATGCAAATACCGTATATGGTGAAAGTGGTAATTTAGAGCAAAAGTACAACGTTGTTCAATCTATCGATACTCACGTAACTTTTGATTATTTGCGTAATCTTTCAAGTGGCATGTATGCGTCAAGACTTGCCACATTTGATGTAACCAGTAAAACTGTTGATATAACAAATTTTGACTATATTGATGATTTTAACAAAAGTCAACATTTAGAGAAATTCCCATTGGTTACCGATACTCTGGCGCGTCGGAAACTGGCATCACTTTATTTCCTAGAAAAGAATAGTTATCTAACTGGTAGTTTTGAGAAACAAAATCAAAAAGATTATTTCTTACAAAGAAACTCTTTACTTTCTCAATTGAGTGCATTCAAACTCAATTTGGTCGTTTCTGGTAGAACTGATATCAAAGTTGGATCAACTATTAAATTAACATTACCGGTATTCCGTGAGATTGTTAAGGGTGAAATTAATACTGACGAAGCAATCTCTGATTACTATAGCGGAAAATATATCATCACTGCAATCAAACATCAGATCACATCAGGTCAGCACACGATGATGATGGAAGTGGTATCGGATTCTTTTATTAAGGCGTTAACGTGAACAATAATTTTTGGTTTGGTATTGTTGAATCAAGGGATGACCCGCAGAAGTTAGGTCGTGTACAGGTGCGCGTGTTTGGTGCATACAGTGAGTCTTTGGATAACGTGCCTATGGATAGTTTGCCATGGGCAATTTGTTTGCAGGGTGCAGATTCTGCAAGCATGTCGGGGATTGGTAAGAGTGCTGTCGGATATCTACCCGGCACCCTTGTCTTTGGCTATTTTCTTGATGGTGAATTTGCGCAAAATCCTGTCATCCTTGGCTCTGCCCATGGCATCCCTTATAGCAAAACACCATTCTCTCAAGTAAAGAGTGATGAAGTCGCTAACGCACAACTGGTTCTCAAAAATAACGGTGTCAAAACGACATCCACTGTCACTGCATCTACTACTAACTCACTTGCTGATACAAGTGGGGTAACCAGTGCCGAACCTACTACAAATATTGTAGCAACGAGTGATGTGAACGCGAAGTTAAAAGCTGCTCTGGGTAAGAAAGAATCGACCAACAATTACAAAGCAGTCAACCAGCTTGGATACATCGGAAAATACCAGATGGGTGCGCCTATGCTTACCGATTTGGGTTATGTTAAGAAGGGTACAACTAACAAGCAATTGAACGATCCTAGTGTGTGGACAGGCAAGGATGGTATCACTTCTAAAGAAGCATTTTTGAATAGCGAAGCAGTGCAAGAAAAAGCTATGGATGCCGAGTTAGAAATGAACACAAATCGTCTAACCAAAATGGGTGTAATCGATAGTTCAACCACTGATCAAGAACGTGCAGGATTTTTAGCAACCTCCCATCTTTTGGGTACTGGTGGCGCACGTGATATGAAACGTGGTGTTGTCAAACAGGATGCGAATGGTGTCACTGGTAATGAATACTACAAACTTGGCTATGAGTCAGTCGCCGGTAAACTTCCTACCGTCGCACCAGATGCAGTAACACCTGATAACCCTGCTAGAACGGCTTCTCCGCTCTCTTCTAATGGTTCTGTATCCAATGTAGATACCCCAAGTAGTTTCGGCTTCTCAGACCCTTCTGGTAAGTATCCGCTCTACATTCATGAGCAAGACTTCAACCGTCTTGCAAGAAATCAAAATGTAAGCAAGACAATCGTTGCTTACAAGGATGCTACACGTGAGAAAAATGTGCGTGGTGCCCATGGTACTTCATGGGAGCAAAGCGATGTTCCTTACAATGCAAAATACCCATTCAACTATGTGTACGAGACTGAAGCTGGACATGTTTTTGAGATTGATAATACTCCAAAGAATGAACGTATTCACCAGTTCCATGCAGCAGGCACTTTTACTGAAATTGATCGCAATGGTACACGTGTAAACAAGATCGTTGGTGATGATTATGAAATCATCGAACGCAATGGTCACGTGCTGATTAAGGGTAACTTGTCGGTCACTATCCATGGTGATGCAAACGTCTTGGTTGAGAATAATTGCAACCTCGAAGTCGATGGTAATTTTGACGCACGTGTGGGTGGTGATGCCACGTGGTCTGTTGGCGGTGATATCAAAATGAAGTCAAACAACTTCCATGTTTCTGCGTCTGAAGTTGCGATGGATTACGACATGATGTGGCTTGATTCCGGTAAGTCTACTGCAGGTGCTTTGGCGGGTGTTACCGCAGGTGCAAGTGGTGGCGTCAATCTCCCAGAACTGACATTGGAGCCACGTGAATTTGATGAAATTTCTGACTTCGAAAGTGATGATGCCACAGACGAAGAAATTGCTGCCCATCGGGAAAAATTAAAGGCAGCGGGTCTTCTGGATGATAACCCTATTGATGCTACTATCGGTGAAAGCGAAGAGATAGCAAAAAACTATAATGACAGTACGGTTGTGGAGTGTGGTATGTTTGTAAGTGGTAAGTTAAATAATAGTGCATATATCTCGGATAACTACCGTCTTGGTGATTTGACCAAGGGTAGAAAAATAGAACCTCAAGGTGGTTTGTCAGATACACAGATTGCATGTAATCTGAAGGCTGTTGCTGTCAATATCTTGGAAAAGGTGAAGGCAAAGTATCCGAATGTGATTGTTACAAGTGGATATCGTGAGTATTCATCTAATTCGAAGTCACAGCACCCGTTGGGTATGGCGGTGGATATTCAGGTGCCGGGCGGTAACTACTTTGAGATTGCCAAGGCTCTTGCTGCTACTCTTGTTTTTGATCAACTCATTCTCGAATATGAAACTGATCGCAGAGTGAACGGTGCCCCTGTAACTTGGATTCATATTTCATTCAACCAAAACGGTAATCGCAAGCAAGTGTTTACCATGAACAACCATAAGAGAATTTCCGAGTTCGGAGTATTGAAGGTAGTAACTTAATGGCAACAATTAACGTCACGACAAGAGAATTTACAGATTTTGATCTAGGGTTTGCAATACACCCTATCAGCAAAAATCTGTCGCTCAAAAAGAATCAGAATGCGATTAAGCAATCTGTTCTTAATCTTTTGCGTATGAAAAAGGGTGATAAGCCACATCACCCAGAAATATATTCTCCAGTTGGTGACTATCTATTTGAAAACCTTTCTGCAGCAACGAAATTGGTACTTGAAGGTGAAATATACGACTTCCTTACTCTCTATGAGCCTCGAATTGATATCACTTCGGTGAAGGTTGCATATCCCGATCCAAACTCAATTGATGTTACCGTGAATGCCGTGATAGTCAACACAACTACACCTGTCACAATAAATACTCTAATAGAACGTTTACGCTAAATAAAAATGACAACACCTTCCGCAAATTTAGACTTTGACAGTATTAAAAGCAATCTGATTGCTGCGATTAAAGCCGACCCTACTTTCACTGATTACAATTTTGAAGGTTCTGCGTTAAATGCTCTGGTTGATATACTGGCTAATAACACATTCAACAATGCATTCTTAGCCAGTGCTGCCCATGCCGAAAACTTTCTTGACTCCGCACAGCGTAGGTCAAGTGTGGTGTCTCGTGCAACCGAAATGGGATATACACCACAATCTGCAGTATGCTCTACAGCCTACGTTGATATCGTTGCTGAGAACGTGTCTACATCTGAGGTATTGCCACGTGGATTAGCTTTCACCAGTACCAACGAAAACGGTACATACACATTCAGCGTAGCCGAAGATATTAGCTCTGTAACAAATGGTGCCAATCAAGAATTCAAGAATGTGAAACTGGTTGAAGGTGTGTTGACTTCTAACACTTTCACACTTGATCCATCAACAAATATTCGCTCTATTTTTACGATCCCTAATGCAGGGATTGACACATCTACACTGCGTGTTTTTGTTCGCTCTTCTATTAATGCGATTGACAGAACAGAATACAAACTTGCTGATCTGGAATATGGTCTGACTGGTGAGGATGAAGTATTCTTCTTACAAGAATCATATGCTGGCCTGTTCCAGATTTACTTTGGGAATAACGTTGTTGGTAAGCAACCTGCTACCGGCAGTATTATCGAAGTATCTTACTTTTTGACAAAGAATTTTTCAGCACCAAACGGCTGTCGCCTGTTTACCTTTGATGGGAATATTGACTCCGCTACTGCAGTTAATGTGAACACTATTCAAGTTGCTGTTGGTGGTGATTTGAAAGAATCTATCGAGTCTATCAAGCTGAATGCAAAGAAGTCAAATAGCGCTAAGAAGCGTTATGTGAAAGAGTCTGATTATGAATTGGCTCTGAAAGAGAATTTCGGCTTTATTAAGGCTGTTTCTGTCTGGGGTGGAGAAAAGAATGTTCCACCTGTATATGGTA